ATGCTTCTTTTTTAGTCTCTAATGCTTTCTTAGCAAGATTTACAACGGCATTTCTGCGCATTGCGCGTTCTTCGGCTTCAGCGCGAGCGAGCATCTTCTTGCGCTCTAAGTCACCCGGATATAATTGTTCAGGTGAGCCCATATTATCTACATCCATATGCTTATCGCCATCTGTACGTAAATTCTCATTGGTTGGGTCTTTAGGATACTTGGCTTGCCCAGGTGTTGGTTCATCTGCTGGGTTGGCTTGGAAATAACCTTGTTTATTAATATTTGATCCAGACATATTTTCCTCTTGTATATTTGTGGAAGTGTTTGCTAACTTATCTAAGCTTGTTTTCATTTGATTTAACTTAGTCTCTATAGACGCCGTAACTACTCTAAGCTCAGAAACTAGGTCTGCTTCCACATTAGTAGAAGCATATCTGACAGGGGTAGCTAATCCAGAATCCGTGTTGGGAGTAACTGTCTCGTCCATCGCGACAGTTCCCGACGATTGATTAAATGCTAGATCATTAGTATCTTTCTCTGTGTTTTTTAGAGATTGGGTAAGATTACCTAATTGCTCCATTGCATTGTCAATATCTTTCTTTAAACCTTCGAGCGTAGAAGACTGCAAATTAATCGATGACGTCTCCCCACTCTCTTTATTTACTTGTAACGATGCAGAAAAATTATCTGCGACTTTGTTGAGTTCTTTTTCTTTATTCTCAACATAAGTATTTAATGTGTTAGCTGCTGCAATAATATGCTTAATGTGGGCTTTAGGATCGGCACCATTAACTACAATTGATAATTCAATCGGATTCAAATCTATGTTAATTTCACCATAACCACTTTTATTTTTCATATGTTGACAAAAATCAGCTTCGGTTCTTGCAACTCTATGACAACCCTCTTCAGTACAAATTGCGCGCCCAACAGCGGTGCCCATAGACACAGAATTAGAATATCCAGTAGCTACCTTGCGTGCCAAATCTGGATAATTATGCTTATCTAATGCACAAAGCGCGATAACGCGCTTTAAATTTCGATCATAATAAGTATCAACTATAAAGCCTCTTACATGATCGACTGAGCTTGATTTATGATCTATGCAAAGAGGCTTTCCTATCCATTTCTTATATGCCTTTACTAGTTCTTCTTCCGGGAATATATCACCATTAGAATTCTTATAAGGCTTTAAGCTAGAATCATTAGTCTCCCAGCGCCATGTATCATTGCTCTTGTCCCAACCAACCTTAACTGCCTCTCCTGAGCGCGTTAATTTAGGAGTGCCATCTTCATTAAGAGCTATAGCTTCCGCTGCATGCATCATAACAGCAGAAAAATATAAAAAGTCCTCAGCTTTTGGAGCAATCTTCTTTAGATTTGCGGCAAATTTTCTAAAATTATCTAATATCTCGGGACTAACGGCGGGAATACAAGATGCAGTATCTTCTATTCTACTAATCTCAATTGCTTCACCTAATTTAATAAGCATAAGTTATCTCCCTGCCATTTTATCTTGAGACTTTTCCTTAGAAGTTTTCACAACCTCTTTAGATAAATCTTTAAGGGCTTTTTTCTGTTCATCGGTTAATTCTTCTTCATCAAGAACAGATACTATTTTACCATCACCATGTTTTATAAACATCTACGCTCTCCAAGTTGGGAGAATCTGCAATAGATTATAAATGAATTGCTGTCACAATTTCTGAGACTTCATATGAATATATTATTATTCCCATTTAGTGTGAAAATTATTCGTTGTATTATAACCTATTTTTCAACTCCTCATTTAATTGATCCTGCCTTTGATTAAAAAGATCTAATATAAGCGGTGTTTTCTTCTCTATTTCTTGCTGCAAGCTATTGCTAACAGAATCAACCCAATTCTTTGCTAAGATATTGGACTGTATATGATCTTTAATTCTATCATTGGCTATTTCATCTATCTCGTCACATTGCTTTTGAATTTCTTCAATAGCCTTCACGGCTTCTTGTGGGAAATCTTTACTCTCCAAATCTTCAAATAACTTAACAAAACTATTAACTTTATCTTCTAAATCATCAATCGAAGAAATAAAAGACTTCATAAGCTTAATTGTTTGAGTATCTGAAGCAAATTCTTGCATCGCATTAACGCACCTAAATGCCCCAATCTTGAAATCATTAAAATTCTCGGTTGACTGATCTCTAAATCTTCTGAGTGCGGCACGAGCCTGTACAACCGCGTCTGGAGTCATATCCGTGTTTTCCTTAAATGGAGTCTTCATTATATTTAAGTGATTTGATGCAAGACTTAAAAGTTTTATTGCATGAGCAAAATGCAAAATAGCTTTCTCTGCCTGCTGTTTCTCAGCATCGGAAACTTCATAAGTCATTTGAACAGAATAAGCTCTTTTAATCATAGAAAAACCCACCAGCATTTTCTGTAGGTCCAAATCCTCTTCCACCAGTATCATTATTAAATAATCCTACGATTGGAACTACATCACTCTCTTTATTATGTTCCGTTATTGCCTTATTATTTGTAATGTTATCTCTAGTAGGAGATTGTTCTAAATAAGAGTTGTATACTGAATCATGAGGATAGGTCTTTGTTTGATCTAATTGTGGCGCGAAAGAGCCCATTGGACCGCTTTCTAAAATACTTCCACGATTATCATCTATATACTCTCGTTCATTCGAAACTATATCAGCATTGTTCAAATCTTTGTCTTGCACACAGTCTCTTATTAACTTTTCATATAGTTGCACCACTCTTGGATTTACACCCACACCAAATCCTAATGACCTTGCCTCCGCAATCGCCCTCTCAGGATCTTCATGAAGATATTTGCATTTAACAAGCGCAATCACAAGCCCGGTTCGATCCTTGCCATAATGACAATGAACAAAAGTGGGTCCATCTTCTAATAATAATTTTTTCAAATCATATTGAAAAAGCTGCATTAATGACTGTCTATCTATACTTATTGGAATAATAATGTGCTTTATTCCAAGCATATTACAAATTTTATTGATTCTTTCTCCAGATTGCAAATCTAAACTCACAATTTTATTTAAGCCTATCTTTTCTTTTAATAACACAACATCAACTGGAGACGGAGCACTTCCACGATACAAATCTTTAGTTACTTTTCTAAGTCTTCGTATCATTTATAAGCTCCTAACTATATTATTAATCACTTCTCGCACATATCTAGCGTTATGATTAAATAATACATGCTTAACGAATGTAATAGATTGCCCTATCGCAGAAGATGGGGGCAAATTCTTATTAGATATTTCATGTTCATTCAAACTATATATTTTTCTTTTTAAACTAGCAATAGCATTAGTTCGTCTTTCTGGACTTATTCTTGTAAGAGTAAATCTAATAATATCTGCTAAATACTTTCCAACATATCTTGGATCGCCCAATTCTGTCATAGCCGCATTTTTAACAAGATCTTTATTCAATTGAATTTTGTATTTCTTGTTAAAAATAATCAAAGCATTCTGCATCGCAATAGATTCTGGTTTTTGTAGACCTTCTTTTATTGCTCTATTAAATAGCTCTTGATAAATATGTAAAAATTCACGAACACACCCTTTTGGAGCCTTTTTCCTTAGCTTTCTAAGTAGTGCAGAATAAGATAATTCTTCAACATCAGTTAAATCTATTATCCCTTCATTGTCAGTTGATGTATTTTCATCTTTATGTTTAAAATACTCTACTTGTTTCAGTCTTTTTTCCGCTTCTTTTTTTGACTCATATTCTCCTAAACTCTTGCCTTTATGAGATATTACACGATATTTGCCATTTGGTAACTTTCGAATAAAAGCCACCTTTGTAAGATGAGTCTCACACATCTCACTATAATTGTCGGCTAATTTTACAATATCATCATATTTCATTTTTTATTTTGTTTGGACATCGCCAGTTCTTTAAGTTGTATTGCTTCGCGGCTTCTTAAAAACATATCATCCATAATACCATTACCATCTATTTCGCATAATCCTCTTACAGACCTCTCACTAATAAAAATCTGTTTTCCAACTTTATTTGTTTTAGTACGCCTATCTATGTAGCTGCCCTCAATAACCAAACACTCTTTATAAGCAGCAATTACTTTTCCAGAAAAAACAGTCGGATATGGAGTTGATACTTGCTCGGTACTAACTGTTTCGTATGCATCACCAAGATATACTTCTACATATTTGTCTTTAAATAGTTCATACCAGAATTCAGCAATAGTAGAATGCCTGCCCTTTTGGGAATTAATTTCATGCATTCTTGCTATCATATTATCTAGCTTATCTTGTGGTATCATTATTTTGTCCCCATAATAGCTAAATCTTTAAGTTCAACAGCTTCACGACTTCTTATGAAGATATCATCAACAACACCACTACCATCTACTTCACATAATCCTTTAATTGCTCTTTCACTAATAAAAATCTGTTTGCCCGATTTATATGTAATATTTTTCTCAATTTTTGTTTGTAATGGGCGCCTATCTATATATGATCCTTCCATGATTAAACATTCTCTATATGCGCCTATAACTTTCCCGGAAAATACAGCAGGATATGTTGTGGAAATTTGCTCAGTGCTAACTTCTTCATATGCATCTCCAAGATATACCTCTATGAATTTACCTTTAAATAGTTTGCACAAAAACTCAGCAACAGTCGCTTCCCTATCAACATTTAATTCTGCAACTACACTGGTTAGCTCTTCTCGTGGTATCATCGAAAATCCTTGTTAGGCAAATTTAAGCATAAACTTTCTATAATTGCTTAGTGCTGATTTTAAAGTTATTTCTGAATATGATGACTTTTTATTAATAACTACCTGTGTATTAATATCAATTCCGCCTATTTTTGTTGTTGCATATTTGAATGCTTCTGCTACAGATTTTGTTAATTGAGATACTGTATCATAACATAATTGATGTGGACCATGTATATTGCACTCAACCTCTACTTCATCATTATTTGTGTGCGTATAAGATCTTGCCAATAATTCTTCGTCTAAAGCAGAACATAATATCCTTCCAAATTCTATTGCATCAACTTTATCATTGGCAAATATCTTGATAACAAGACTATTCTCTGGAAGAAGAATTCTATAAAGCTTACTATGATTCTTTTCAGATGCCCTAATTTGATCTAATAAATTATCTAACATATTGTTAACGGCAGCAGTTGGCGCAGAATCTACTGGACCGGATACTTTAGGTTGAGGCATAGTATATTGTGTTAAATCCATACTGTCTCCATTTGTCATATATTTAGATTTTACACTCTGAACTAAATCACGAAATCTATTATCTTCTGGTTTGTGCTCATTAGTCGGAGTTATATTGTTTTTTTTTACCAAATTATTAATTGGCATTGTCTTAGATTTTTTGGACCAAGTTTTTACTCCAGCCATATAAGACTCGACTGGTGCGGTAAAATAACGATTATTTTTTAACTCAGTAACAAACCCTTCAAGATCACCATCTGCAGCCCTTTCAACAGCGGCAGGAAATTTTCTCTTTAATAAAGACGCCCAATCACAAACCCCATCATTTAATGAATCATAAGCTCTAAATAAACTATTAAGATAATATTTCTTCTTTTGTTTATCATATTCGTGTGCTAATAAAATAATAACATCACCTTTCCAATATTGATTAGGAGAGCCTGCCGCCATTAAATTACCAACGTTATTATTGTGTAACGATTTAAAGCCCGTTTCCATTCCAAGTTGACCCATTAAGATATCAACTGCTAAATCTACATTTTCTTTAATTCCTAACATCTGTATCGCAGCATTTTTAACAGCCGCACGTATTGTCGATATGTCTGGCGGATTAGTAACCTTTTCAACAATCTTCCACCCATATTTATTCGCACGATTTATAGCATCTTGATTACTATTTCTAATATCTTTTTGGTCTTCAGCAGATTTGCTAAACTCCACGAATCTTTGATAAAATGTAGGATCTAATTTACTCATTTTATGCCTTAATGCTTTTAACTATATCAATTAACTTATTATAGATTAATGGATCCGATTGTTGAATGGATTTCGCATACTTCAAAATATATTTAGCTAATACTGCCGGATGTTCATTAGATAATGTTTCTAGTGATGAAAAGAATTTTGTATGAGCAATACCTGGAAGAGATTGCTGTTTGGGTTCTTTATCCTCAGGTTTTGGCAACTTAAACTCACTAGGAGGGGCTCCAACAAATCCTCCTGACATTGGTTGAGACGGTAATACACTAGACGGAAATACCGCTGGCGACATTCTATCATAATAAGATCTATCACGGGCAGGAACTGCTGGTGTTGTTAAATCATCTATCTTGGTTGGGACTGGACGAACCCTTCCTCTTATATTTGGATTGGCTGGAGAAGAAGGTGTGGCAGGTGAAGTAGTGGTTACTGGTATATCTTCTAATATAGCGTCCGTTATCTCTGGACGGGTTTTATTATTAGTATCGGTTACGTTTGTAGCCTCCCCACCAGGTACAGTTTCAATTGTTTCTGTTTTATCTGGTTCTCTTGCAACAAACTCTCTTGACTCAAACAATTGTTTTAACTCAGCATCATAATATGCTTGAAAACTCTTATGATATGCTTCCGCCGCCCTTATTATCTTTTTGGTTTCATCATACCAGTTGTCAATTTTTCTGGCATCCCTAAACTTTGCCATTACTTTTAAAGTCTTCAATATAAGGTTCAATAACTTTTCTGAGATATCAACCATATTTGTTGTCTTAATTTTTATTGATTTAGCCCTATGAGGATATCTTTTCTCCCAAGCAGCCAACTCTCTACCCCTATCACTGAATCTTGACATAAAATCAGTAATACCAGCCTCTTTCACAAGATCGCTAGAATAATAGGCAGTTTTGCCTGAAGGTTTAGGACTGAAACGCTTTCTTAAATCTTCTAGATATTGAGCATACTCAGGATCGTAATTGTCAGAACCGGGAGTAACAGATTGTAATAAGAAATTGCTATGTTCTTTTGATAAATTATCATCAAATTCTTTAAGTATATCTAAAGAATCCACTATACATCTGTGAAATAAGGATAAATCACCAACACTTTTAGCATATTCTCTTCTATTAAGATTAGATCTCGCAGATTTTAATATGTCTTTCATGCTTCTATTAGTAAGTGGTTGAAAATTTTCAACAACTGTACCAGAGATAATTGCACGAACATGATCGTCAGTGTCTCGCATTTTTTGATTGGCTTCAGCATATTCTTTACTATCCCAACCAATACCCTCGCGCATTCTATTCCAAATGTTTCTTGTTTGTGCTATTTTTTGCATAGAGATACCCTTATTTATGTCCAATCGTAAATAATACAAGATTATCCATAAAGAATGTAAAGTTGGCTTATTTTATTGCCATCAGGGTCCTGGAGGTGGAGGTGGTGGTGCTCCACCTTCTCCTCCACCGCCACCCATTCCACCTGGAGGTGGAGGTGGCATTGCACCACCCATATCTAATCCTGGTAATCCACCTGGAGGGGCTTCTCCTGGTAATGGAGGCTCACCGCCAGGTCCAGTTTGTCCTGGTTGAATCTCTGGCTCAGGAATTTCATCCTCTTCATCAAGAGTTCTTAATTCATTAAGACTCATGGTTGTTAGGGCAGCCTTCTCTTTTGCATTAATTGCGTCTTGAATTGCTTCTATGCGCATTTTCCTTACTTCATCGGCATAATCGAGACCCATAGATCTATACAATGAGTGCAAAGATGCCCTCTTAGCTGGACCCTCTCCCTGCGTCAAAGTAACAAGGTTATTAATGTAATCTCCAGCATCAAATAGTGACATATGGTTCCAATCTATATCTGGAACTATTAATTGCTTCTCCCCGCTGGAATAATCATAAAATCCCTGAATCTTAGATATTGGGGCAAAGATCTTTCTCTTTAACCACATACCCATCATATTTCTGAACTGCATATAGCGCTGTCTTAATACGTCAAGGGCAACGCCACCATTCGCGTATGTAGTGTCTGCGCCGCCATCCATTAATACTGGTGGAACCTGCAACCCTACATATATTTCTTTGATAATCTGTGTTATATCTCCAGAAATATCAAAAATACCAGAACCATAGCCAACTCTTTCGACGGCTACGCCTTCATGTGTAAATATCTTGAAATCTTTATCATATTGAGCCGCTTCAAAAACACTTTTCCATGCTTCTAGGTCTGCAAATGTTGGTTTAAAATCAGCGGACCCTATCTTAACTAAAGTTAGCGGATTAATCATGTTATCCGCTTGGGCATACTTTGACTCACGAAGCTTATCAAATAACATTAGTTGTCTGAAAATACAAACTGGAAGTCCGGTTCCTCTTATTTCGTAAGGACTGATTCTTCTAGCTAAATGAGAAACATGGAAGTTATCTAATGGGATATTTTCTCCATGCTTTACAGAATCAATAATATGTTGATTTAATTGCTTTTTTTGTTCTATATCAGAAGGCTTATTGGAAAATATGATCTTTTTAAGGTTCTCATCTGGTCGTAACATTATGATTGGCTCATTTGCTACAACTGTTCTTTTTACCAACATAAAATCTGGATTTTGAATTAATAATCTACTCCACTTACCCTTACTTTCATCAAGTTCTGCATAAACAAAAGCCTCTCCCAATAGCCAAAATTCTTGAGCAATTTGAACACAGATATTCATTAGGTCAATTTCTTCAATCATATCATTGAAGAATTTTTCAATATCTTTATTAGGACATTTTATATTTAACTTACTGATTGGATATGTGCTATGTAAATTGATAGCATTATGCACAAATGGATTTAAAGCGTAAAAACTTCTACACCACGCATTTATTGTAGGGCGATCTCTTGGTAGATTAAGGTTGCTGTTTAGCCATAAAGGAGAATAAACCTCTGGTGTTTGTTTAACAACATCACCACTTCCGCCTCGATAATTACTACCACCACCGCTAACAACTTGGGCATGTTTAACAACGCCCACTAAAGATGATACTACTGAGTTTGTTGTTATTCCATCTTCATTAATAGATGGTCCAGAACCGTCTTTAAATAGACCTTGTTTTACCTCTTCTGTTAGACTGTCTCTACGAAACTGCGAAACATTTCTAGCCATCAAAGCACTTACTTGAGGAACCCCTCCTGACATATGTGTACTTGTTTTTGAAATACCAGATGCAGATAACCCGCTATTAACATGTGGAACAGCTCCTCTTTTTTCTAAAAACTGTTCAGACTTAGATTTTTTAAAACCAGACATAAAGCCTCATTTCCACTATACCCTCTACTATACATAATAAATAATATATCAGTAGTATAAGTATTTATGAGGCAATTAAAATTTTCTAGGAACAAATCCTGTTAATACAAGAGGTTTATTACCATTAGCAAAGTTCTGTTGCTGAGTTAATGGGTTATTATTTGTAAATCCTGCCGTCACCATAAACTTATATGCTAAATAAGCGTTTAATAACGCCATAAATCCGTCATTAGGAGTACTTCCCTTAACATAATGTATTACTGGATCCGCTCCAGTTTTTGAAATAGATGGTTTTATTTCCATACTAGAACAATGATCTATTAACCAAGCAATCTTTTCAAAATCACCGTATGGAAATCTAATTTGTCCTTTTTTCATTTGTCCATACAGCTCACCAATATAATGATCTCTTTCAAAATCTATTTCTTTTGGAAAAGAGTCTTTTTGAAATAGAACATAATTGTTTACTTTACCTCTGGCACGCGACACAATATATCTGTCACCATATATAGTATGTAATGTTTCAGATAAATCTTGAGAAAACCCAATGTCTCCAACAGCTAACTGTACACTATACTGTCTCATAATCTGATCTATGATGCCCTTTTTGCTCTCAAGATCATTTCGTTTAAACTTAGTTGCAAACTCTATAGAAAGTAAACCCGGACCTTTCGCAACTAATACAACGGCTGTGCTATAAGATTGTCCTGCAATTTTAGCTTTTTCAGGATTTGCTAGTTGCTCAATATCGGCACGCAAACCATAGTCAAGCCCCAATACAACTATTTGTTCTTCTCCGGGACTTATTCTTGCTTTGAATTTTCTTCCGGCATCACCACAATACTCTGCAATTTCTTCTGGAGTAATTGGGCTTGTATCGCCTTGAAAAAACTCTCCTAAAACTTCTGTATGAAAGATTCTTTCTGTATTAATTGGGTGTTTGCCAGGCTTTTCATTCTCTATGTCTTCACGCTTAAATGTAGGCATGTATAATTGGTTAATATGAAACCCAATCATTTTACAATCTTCGTCATTATGGTTCTTAAGAGCGACCCATTTGCCGCGCTCTGCCGCCTGTCTTTTATCTTGCTCAAACCCACAATGAGGACATTTTACTATAAATCCATAAATCCAAATTGATTCCCAATCATCACTGCCCGGTGTATACAATGGGAAATGTTTCTTACATTGCTCACACCCTAGATAATAATATTGTTGAGACGATGACATCCACATCTTATGAAAATCTGATCCTTTACGACGTGGTGTACCAAAATATACTTGAACTCCCTTGCTAGGCTTTCCATACTTAGCCGTGGTTAAAATCTTAAGAGCATTTCCCATTGCTAAACCAGAAGTCCTCTGAACCTCATCAAAAAAGATAATGTCCGCAGTACGACCCATTAGCCTGTCTGCATCAATACCTGTAGATTCAATCCAAAGATGGTTTCCACCAATGAATTGCTTGAAATGTAATGAGTCATTAGTAGGGCTTGTTGGGTCTAATAAGCTCTGCATATAAGACTTTATTTTACCACCGCTCTTCTTGTCTGCAGGTTCTATAATTAACGATGATGAAATCATCTGATTTAATTTGGTCTTAGAATAGGCGGCGGCTAGTTCTAATAGTGGAAATGCATGAATAATTCTTATTGGAGGCTTATCACCAACTCCAAATAAACCAGAGCCCATAAAATACATTTCAAGGGCACCAGCCATAGTTGTTCCGCCAACTTGGCGTCCCTTTACTAAAATTACTGGTAAAGAATTTGGCTCTAACGCTTTAATCCCTATATACCTATATATGTCTGCAAATGGTTTATATCCATTGCCATGCAGCCTAAAAGGGTTGCCGTCCAAAGTAAGATACTTCTCGACAAAATTAACCGGATCTATTATTGTTAGCTGATCCTTAAGTTTATTGAATAGCTCTTTCGTAGACTGACTTTGATTTTGCACTTACCCTACTTTTAATACTTGGCTGGCATCAGCGCGCTGAAAGCATCATTATTATCAGCGGCTAAATCCTCATCTTGATTAGAATCATTTCTGCGACCTAAATTTGATGACTGATTAGAGATGTCTGGGTGTTCTTGCTTAGCTTTAAGATTTTCTCCACTAATAAAATATAATAAATCATCAGCTTCCCAATCTTTGGCATCAGATACATCATTTTGATGGATAGATCTTGCCCTATCTATAATGGCGGGGATTGATAGATTTCCTCTTGTGCTTTTAATAATATTCTCAATGGTCTTTTGAATATGTGGGCACTTTATAATGACCATTGGTAATTTCTTACCAATTGGAACTTTTTTGTTAATAACAGCATTATTATCAGAGGCTGTTTTTTCATTGGCAGTTTTAGAATTATCATTTTCGTCATTGTTTGAAGTTTTTGCCAAGAATGCAGCAAGTCCGCTTCTTTCCTTCATATCTTCTACAGCAGCCGCTACTGATGGATATTTAGACTTATTATTCATGATTGAATTGATTTGATCAAACAAAAAATTATCAATTGGTTTGGGCTGTACAGCTTTTTTGCCGATAAGCTCATCTTGAAAACGTTTAAGCCAATGATCTTCCTCTATATTTTCGTCAGAATTTCTGCTAATAACTGTTTGATATCTATAGTTTGCCATTTTTATCCCTTAAAATTAGCTGCCCAATCAAACTGATCATCAACACTAATATCAAAATCTTCCTCTGGCATATAACCTCTATCTTGACGAAGAGGATATCCCATGTCAGCCAGTAACTGCATAACCTCGGCTTGTTCACGATCAGTTAATTTCCACTTCTTAACTTGTTTTGCATAGATATCTTCAATATCATGACCGGCAGAAATCATACCATTTATGCATATTCTGGCTATTCTAGAAGCAAATAATGGAGCCATAATATAAATCCCTTGAACACCAGTTATCTTTTGCGCTTCTTTAATAAATGATTCATGCTCTTCTTGAGAAGTGGACTTCTTTCTTTTATTCTTTTTAGTCTTCTTAATCTTATCTAATCTATCATGTAACCTATCAAGACCATCTTCAATTGTAGATCTAATTTCCTCAACTTTATTAGCATCTAGTTCTTCCTCTAAATCTAATCTCATGGCTCTAGATATTTCATTATCTAATTTCTCTAAATAAGAAACGGCTCTTTCTAATCCTGCAGTATCATATCCTGAGTGTTTTGGAACAGTATCGAAGCGTTCTTTAACCCAAGCCACAAATCCATGAGCGCCTTTAGATTCCCAATCCCATTTTGGATTCTTCTTAGATTTTTTGGCATCATTTTCATCTGCATTAGATTCGTCTTTATTCTTTCCATCTGAATCTTCTTCTGATACTTCAAGAGATTGTTCTACAATAGGACCAGGACTACCAGCGCCAGGAATTTCGTCTAATTCAATAACGACTATCTCGGTTTCTGGGTCACTAACCTCTAAATCGTGCCCATCCTGTTCATTTTCATGAACGGATAATTCATTTGATGGCTCTCCCATCAAAAATCCTTCCGGCTCAACATTTATTGATGGCTCAGAAGAATTTTCATTTTCTCCTTGTTCTATGACAAGAAAAGGCGTGCCGGAAATTGATTGTGCAGTAGATTTTAATGACATCGAGTACCTCTAGACCTAACTCTATGATATGTTTATATGCATTTATATTGCATAATTAGAACCATGTTTTGCTATAAAGGGTATTTCCACTATCTGTAGTGCCATAATCTGGATCTTCATCATTTGGTGCATCCAAATCTTCTTTAGGAGAAATTCCGTCTGGTAATCCATATAAACTTGGTTCTGCTGGATTTAATTTTCCTTCTAATTCCGCCAACAATGATTGTATGATATTTATTTTTTTATCCTCATCACCATCTTCAGTATAGTCTCTACCATGGTTCAACTCTTCAGGACCTTTTCCTTCGAAGTCTGGCATTGTTAAATATTCGTCAAGCTGCCCACCTATAGGTATGGAGTCGGCATAGGATCCAGAATCTCCTAAAATGGGAGTAGACCCAATTTGATCGTCAATTGGAAAATCAATGGCAGTTTTTGTCAATACCGAAAGTAGCATCATTCTGCGAGCAATTTTATTGCTTTTTTTCTCTGATTTAGTAATACTACCATCATCTTCTATATATGAATCATCAGCCTTATATTTATCTTTGTTGCGCTTTCTTTTTTGTTTGACAAAATCTTCTACACTATCATATTTATCCATATTTTGATAGAGTCCTGTGCCTGGACCGTGTTTAGCAGGTCCATCTACACCCTCTGTTTCATATAAGTCATAATTCTTAAATAATGGCTCTTTAAAACGTGGCTGCACAACTATGGCTCGTTCAGACTTATATTTTTTTTTCTTAGGGGTTGGTTTATTAACTCCACCTCCACCCTGAAAATAAGCGTCTTTTTGTAATGATTTCATTTTATTCCACCCTTTAAATGCTTCCGGTAATATGGATATATCGGTTCAGTGATTGGAATATATGTCCATAGATTCATCTGCGTTAATAAATAGCTTGCTTTATCTGCGTCCCATTTAAAAGCATCATTAACCTTTTCTACTAATGTTGTTTTAGATGCTATATTAACAGATGTTGGGTGCTGTTTTACGAAATCAATAATAGACTTATCTACATCAAAATCTAACTTACATGCCAAATATATAGATCTAATAACTCTATTCTTACTGTTTGTTAAAGTAATATCTGGAGACAAACAAGTCTTTATTTTCTTAGATTTAATGTCATTAAATCCTAATCTTGTCGGATCTATAACATTTTTCAGATCAAAAGACAGTAATAAAGCATTACAGGTGAAATCCCTGCTAAACAACTCTTTTTGCATATTACTAGGCTTATTAATTCCTTGTTTATTTAGAATAGCATCAATGCCCGGGACTACGAAGTTAGATGAAAAATCTAACTTCATATTACCAATAAAAATAGAACTATGACCATCACTCATAGTTTTTCTAATCAGATTATATTTTTTCTTTAATTCAATAGCAAATTGTTGTGATAAATATTCGACAGTATTATCCCCAGTAGTAATATCAATATCAGCGATTTTATCTAATCTATTTAAGTATTTATCGCGCGGAGTTCCTCCGCAGATATAGGGCATAGTTGCGCCTATATCTTTTTGTACCACTATCATTGTTTGAAGTAATTCGTGTAATTTCATTCATTTGCTTCATATCAAGCTACAGGAGGTTTGGCGGCTGGAGCTGGTGGAGGTGGAACTACTGGTTTTGCTGCTGGTGGAGGCGCTAAATCTTCTGAGATGTCTATTTCGGGCGTTTCTTTACTTTCTTCATTTAAAGATTCTTCTTCCATTTCTTTTCTCATCTTCTTTTTTGCTGCGTCTTTTTCGTCTTGTTCTTGTAGAATTTGTTTCGCTTTTTCTGCTTCTGGAGACGAATTTTTATGCTCTTCGTTTTTTATATCAATTTCTCTAGTTTTCATTGTTCCACGAAGTTTAGAAATGATATCTTCAAGACGTGTAGAAATATAGTTATTAGCTTCAAGCGCTTTATTTGTCGCTTCAGATAGGGCTGGAAAGAATGTGGCTAAACCTAAACTATCTAACATCATGTCTGCCATAGCTAATTGTCTTGGCATCTCTCTAGTCTTATAAAACTTAGCAATGTCTTCAAATTTAGCAACAACATCAGATATGGTTAAATCCGCAAATATTGAGTTTACCATATGATCAAAATCTTTAGACTTAGGTGACTCTACAACTTCATCTTCTTTAACTTCTAAATCAGCAGATGGCTTAGCAGCCGGAATTGGTGGGGCAGGGGTTGGTGGTGGTGGTGCAGGTTGTCCTGGATCTACTTGAGCTTCTACAACTAAATTCTCATCATCTACATCCAGTACTTCTAGCGTATCGTCATCACTATCATTATTGTCTAAATTATCATCATCTAATGCTTCTAAAAACTTATCTATGCCCTTTGATTTGGCAACACCATCTGCTGGGACTTCTGTGGGTATTCCTGAAGCCTCTTGTGATGGAGGCGGTGGTGGCATTGGCAATCCACCAGGAGCCCCACTAGGGTCTGCTGGAGGTGCTGGTGGTGGAGGAGCAGGAGGAGGTGCTGCTTGAGCTAGTGAATATAATAGATTGGCGCCCTTGACAAGACCCTTCTTAGTCAATATATTGGCTTCTCGTATTATCATATCTTCATACAAAGTGCTTGATGTACTTTTCTTATTAACCATCTGAATTTTCTTTTTCAATTCATAAATGGTCTCTAATAATATAGCAAAGTCTTTATCTGCAAATAATTGACCCTCTTGAGATCTTAATAGTTTTTCAGCAGAATCTAATCTTCCAATTATCTTATTTCTTTGCTTTTCAATTATCTTTTTCTTTTCAGAAAAGGATAATTCATCAGCAGTAGAGTCTCTAGCAAAATCAATAGCAGAACCATCGACTTGTGCCGACTCTTTTGGAGCATCTTGTTTTATTGGTAATAGATATCCAGTATCTGCATTTCCATACCAAAATTGTGCGGTTTTGTATTTCAAGTGAGTACCCTCTTCGTAAAATCTTAACCAACTAATAAAATCATTTATCTCAGTAACATTCCATCCTTGAGTAACTCGCTGCACCGCAGCACTTCTATTTAATTGATTTTTTCTTTCCTCATAGTATATCGTTTTAACGGCTTGTAGCCATTTATTCATATCATGAGAGCTGGGAAAATTCTGTATTTGCTCAAAATTTGGGTATGCTTTTTTAGAGGTAGATTGCGACATGGCTTTACTCGTTAATTTTTTTGTCAATCTTTTCGTTTAACAATTTGGCTTCAGCCAGTCTCATCTCAGTGTTTTGTGTATCCTTTTCTGCTGGAGGTTTTAACTTAGACATTTTTTCATTAAATACTTCCATAAAATACAGGGATGTTTCCAAATCCATTTGAGATAAAACTTCTTTGATTACATCATGAAATACCGAAATATGCTCTGTAACCTGTACATTTACGTTGTGCGTAACTGTTTGTGCAGCAGGAGCCTCAGTGAACTTATAGTACTTTTCTAAAATATTCCCTAAGACTTCCGCATAATCAATTAATAATCTATCTACTCTGGTGTTAATATTTCTTGGATCTTCTTGAATTTCATCAAATACTTGAGCTAATCGACTCTCAATAGCCACACATAAATTAGTAACAATCTGTCTTATATCTAGTTCTTTACCTGCTAACTCTAACATTTTATTCTTGTAAGTAGGGTTATTCTGAACAGATAAAGCAAGCTGATCTTCCGTGCTTTCTGCTAGTGCGGATTTAGACTTTGCTAAATCCTCATTAATCATGTTATAAATATCTAAATAATTAGCTTGGAAAGACTTAATAGACTTTTCTGCTATGACAAATTTATACTCACTAACATTTGTATATTTCGCTTGTAACCAATCGTGTATATCTTTAGCAGATATACCAATAACTAGTTTTGAGATAATCTCATCTTTATCTGGATGCTGAAGTATTTTAGCGAGTGCATTTTTGTTCATTATTCATTCTTATTAGCTATTGCCCATTCTTTCCGATCTAGAATCAAAGATAGCATAGTAAGGAATATCAAGGGCTTGTGTTTGGTTTGCAACGTCGCCTCCAGGTACCTTGTTGCCGTTATTTAACGTAAATCCAGTCTCAAAATTATAAACTTTCTTATCTAATTCACACTGCCACATGTGCTCGCCAACACGGGCAATCTGTGCGCCAGGATGATCTGGGCAATATCTAGAGCTTAATGGGGCTTCTAAAATCTCCATTTGCTTAGTCATCTGGCTTTTTTCAATAGCCTTTTCTGAATCGGCTATTTTATTTGTTTCGGCTAAATCTTTGCCTGTTTGCTCATATTTTTTCTTAAGCTCATCAAGTCTTCTATCCACCAAATCTTGTCTCTGAACTATGGCATTAGGTGGAGAGGCAATAGTTAACAGAAGCTCATCAATAACAGAAGCTTGCTTTTTTAATTCTGGATCGCCTGATTCATCAAAAGCGGTTGCCAAATTAGCCAACTCATCAATAGACTCTGGAGTTATCTTAGATTCTTCTGGTGGCTCTATATCCTCTACTGCTTCAGCAGTTATCTTCAATAATTGTGCAGCCTGTACGCAAGAATTGGCAACAACCTCAAGACAGTCATCATCATATTCTGCAAGAAGAATGGCTTCATTATCTGGGCTTTCCAACCAAGAAGCTATAGCTATTAACATTTCTGATATTCTCATGTTTTCCTCAATTAAAAAGAGCCTTCGCCGGAACCTTCGCCGCGCTCTCTAGCTTCTCGTTGCTTACGCAACTCATCAATTTCTCGTTCTTCTTCAGGTGAAAATGTTCTTCTAATAGCAGAAGGACCAGTTGTTTGATTTTGTTCTTCTAAGAAATCCTGTAAAAGAGGGCTTGGTGGTGGACTTAATGGGCGATCTAACGCGCCAACATTTGTACCTGTCTCTAACTTTTTCTTAGCCTTATACTCCTGTATTAATCTTTTTAGATGTGATCCGCCTTTAGGATACTTTCTGTTATGAATGTCTCCCTGTCTAGTTTGCTTCATAACATATTCAAACACTGGAATTATCTCTGGAACATTATTGGCAATTTCAAAATCTTCTTGACTGTTTATTCCAATCCATTCCATAGTGTCTTCATCAACCCCATGCATCCCCAATCTCCAGTTTGTTTTCTCTCTCCATAGTGGAGAAGATGGAATATGTTCATGTGGCGTTGGTTCAACAGGTTCCTGTCCTCTTGAGAAAAGAGAAAATACAGCGACAATATTTGGTAATAAATCTTTAGAGGCTTGAATTAACCCATTCAACATTTGAATTTTAGGTTCACTCATAAAATCTTCGCTCCAACGAGCGCGAATAAGAGCAACCATTTTTTCTTTCGTTTTATCATCAGTTAAAATCTTAGCAATAGCATTAACCCTATTGGACAAAACTGTTAACGATAAATGATCTAAATCTCCTGTTGGTCTATCTCCTGGTAATATCTCATTCAATAATTTTACCACGGCTTTTGCTTCAGGAGACCCTAATAAGTATAATTCTCTGATTATAACATTTCTGCCAGTACGCCCACCCTGAGATAGTGGAGAGTAAGGATTATCTATAACGGCATCAGAGGTATTTAGATATATGTTCACAAAATTGATAAAATCAGATTTCGCGCTTTTTAGAGCCCCTTCTTTAACTTCTGGATCTTCCAAATCTTTTTGACTTTTTAGTCTGTCTAGTTGCTCTTTTTCTCTGCGAATTTGAGCCTGTGATTTTGGACGGTGCTTTACGCCAAGAGATAATATCTCATATTTCTGGTCCATCAGATCGGCAAATCTAAATAATCTCTGTGACATATTTGTTCCTTATCCAAAAATCTTGGCATTAATAAATGTCGCAGCCTCATAAGTTTCGTCCATACCGCGTCTATATAACGGACGGCAATTGCCCTCTTTATCTTGATAAACTTTGTGTATTGGCAATCCAGTATGCCCGCAAATTGCATGCTGACTAACTTTACTATCCTTAATTATCATAGAACATGTGGTTGTTGCTGAGGCTTCTGCAGTCTTTCCACCTAATCCTTGTAAGAAGATTTGGAATCCAGTAGCATATGCCTTTTCATCGCCAGCATTTGCCAATACATTCAACGCATCTTCTGCTCTTGCAGTATTACCCTCTGCTACAGCGACCCTAATATTATTAATTAAATCGCTTGGTTTTAATCCGAACAATGGAGATGCTGAGGCTGCTGCCTTGAAATCTGATTCGTTGTTGGCATATAGATTGCTAATACTATTCTTGTCAAACGATTGAACAGATCCATTACAAATAAGTACGGAAGGTTTATTAACAACACCGCCAGATATATTCACTGGAACCTTAAATGCAACTTTGCCGCCATCTAAGGAAACACTATAAAATACAGTAGTTTCATTGTGATCGGAAATGGCAATTTGAGGGTTATTATGTCCCATACTGACCAAATCTCTAATTATATTGTTACGGGCAATATTTAATTTGTCAGCACCAAACTTAAAGTTAGCAATTCCTTGAGGAGATGTAAATTGTTTTTCAAAAGAAACAAATTCATCAAATTTTGGAAGCTCCACATCTTTTGCTGACGCTTCAGCCATCTTCTGTCCAACAATTTGTCCTTGGAAGAATTCTGATTTGCCTTCACGGGCTGCATGGAGTCTTGTTAATGCTAATTCTGCATCACTAACTTCTCTATGCTCAGATGCCGCTTTTGTAAGAACATTCAATATGCTAGTTCCATTAATCTTTAATTTTGTTCCCGCATTTGTAATAACATATTTCTTGACATTATTGTGATTTAATTCTTGTGGTCCAGAATTTCCCATAAACACAGACGCTTCAGAAACAGTATTATTATGAATCTCTATTGGGACATAGAAACTAGTAATTCCTTTTGGTGTTTCGTAATCAGCCTTTATAACCAAAAACTTATCACTGCCGTCACTAACAGCCAATGATGATGGTTTTAGCCCCCAAGAATCCAAATCTGTATTTACAGAATCTAAAGCCTTATTGGCTAATGCCTGTGAGTACATCTTTAATGGGACATTTTTATCAAAAACACTATTAAGTGCATTAGATAAGATTGGATCAGCTATCTCATATGTATTTATTTGGGCAGCGTCATCTCTAATATTTACTGTAATTTCTGGCTCTACTGCTTTTTCACCAAGTTCATTCTCAAATAATTGTGCAAACTTCGTGTTATTTGAGTACAGTTTTTGATAAAGATTTTTAAGATCAGCCCTACATATAAACAATGTATTATTAGATGCCATCTTCTCAATAACTCTAGACATAGCACCAATAGTTTGATCATGTGGGTATGCTTCTAGACATTTCGCTAACTTGACAGCTAATACGGGAGTGGCGATCTTATGATTATCCTCTACCGTTTTTGTTATAGAACCAATTAATTGTTGAATTTTTTCGAGGCTCATTTAAACACCTATTCCGTAATTTAAACCAATTCAGGGTATTTACTTAATACCTCTTTTTTAGCTGATTC